GAGATTGTTCCATGCATAACCTTTGCTTTTTCTATCTTCAAAAGCTTCAGTAAGACCAATTTTGTTTTTTGTGCCTTTGGTACGAACGCCTGGATAAGCAGAAAACACATTGTCACTGCTGTCGCCACGCATGCATTTTTCGAACAACAACCATTCTGGATCTGGGATCACTTTCGGTTGCTTGGTTTTTTTATCAATCACCAAATTGTTCTTGCTGTCAAAGATACCTTCTAGGGTGATAAGTTCATCTGTGATACCATTGAATTGGTCTACGTTTTTGGCCAGCAATTGTACAAAGTCAGTGTCACTGCTCACAATGGTATGATGATCATTTGGATGCAACGCAATGAACCTAGCAATGATATCGTCAGCTTCTGCTTCGGGATGACGAATCACACTGCAATTTGTGTTGGTATTTAGAAACTTTGTGAAGTCATCGTAGGTCTGCCAAAACAGTCGATCTTCTTCTGCTTCAGACTCAGTGAGTGCGGCACGAGCCACTGCACGATTGGCCTTGTAAGGTTTGTAAAAGTCCTTGCGCCAACTGCGACCTTCCAACGCGAATACCACATGATCCGCTTCAAACTTCTTTGCAACTTTGTTAATTGCAGCCAAGGTTATATGCAGTGCGTATCCCACTTTTTCTTCTGGTGAGCTTGCACGAAATGCAACGTGTCTTGCACGGAAAAACATATTTGCCGTGTCAATCAAAACGTAGTTCATGTCAATCCTAGATGTTGTACTGATTGATGTATTGTAACACAAAATTGGCCCAAAAGCAATGGGCTTCGGCACCAAAATGATATGATTCGGGATTTACCGTTTCAAATCCATTTTGACGCAGAACCGAATCATAGGTTTGATCTTCTTCATACGGACCAATAAAACAGTTGCTCCAGTCGTACTTTAAATTAACATTGTTAAAGCATGAGTTACCGTTGAACATTAGATGTCGGATTTTTCTTTGTTTGAGATAGTTATGAAAATCCCAGATTTTTTCGTGCCATTGAGCAATGCATTGGTTCCAATCAATGTTTGCTATGAATTCTTTGTAGCGTTGTTGCAAGTGATCTGGCACATGATCAATGCCACTGGCGTTGACTTGATAGTAGGTTCCGTCATCTAACCATTCTTCACGTTCCCAGGTGCTCCACTGTAGTACCAACAAACTGTCTTTCAGTGTGCCCTCGTCTTGTTGATCAATCCAGTGCTGCGTGGTTCTAAGTATTCTTGAGTTAGAACTTGCGCTTTCTGCATCACACCAAAGCACAGCAAACCATGCATTGGCAATCTCACACCCATAACTTACACGTTCATTATACGGATGTGGCTTGCGTCCTAGACCCCAAAAGAATGGATCATCTTCAGCAAATGCGTATGGCACTGCTGCTTCTGCGGCGGCACTGTGACTATCACCGTTGACGTAAACTATCATTTAATACGGAATTCTGCAAAATTATCAATTACTGGTAGTTGTCTTACCAGAACTGGATCCTGTTCTTTATCAGGTTCGTCGCGTAACACTCTTTCTGTTTCAGCCATAGCCACTCTTCTCCTTAGGCTTGAACTTGAAAAACTATGGTCTCGCTTGTTGAAAATGATGTCAATACCACGAGCTTCGCACTCCCACTTGCCAGAAAACTCTCGACCATGATATTCGACGCCAAGTATTCTTACATCAATGGGCAGTATCAACAATAGATCAACTAGATCTTGTTCGGTGCTGTAGGTCACAACTTCATCTACATACCGACATGCAGCCAATTGAATCTGTCGTTCAACTATGCTTTGCACTGGTTTGTTTTTGGTATCAGGTCTATCAATTGTGGGATCAGTTTGTAACCCACAAATAAGATAATCACAGTGATTTTTAGCTTCACTAAGCATGGCAACATGTCCAGCATGCAGCATGTCAAAGGTAGAAAAAGTTATACCAATTTTTTTACCATCTGCTTTGAGTTTTTTAATGTGATTGAATATCATACCATTTATCTAAAAGAAAATTTGCAAATTTACGATGACCATTGACTGACAAATGTCCGGTGATTGGATTGGCATCCGGATCGTGTTCTTTTGCCCATCCTTGAATATAAACTTCATGTAAATCTAAAATGCGACGATCTAAACAAACTGCTTGTGCTTGATATAAACTTTCTATGTAAGGAAACGAATTTAATGGTACCGATGAATTATCGGCTGCAGAAAAAAACAGATAATCAACATTTTGATTCTGTAAAAATTGCGACAACAGATACACATTGGTATAGAAGTCAGTTATTTGTTTATGTACAAATAAATCGTCGTTTATTAGACACTTTTGTTCTAGGCTGCATTCGTTGAGTTGAGCCAACATGTCTAATGTTATAAATTTTGGATTAAGATGAATTTCTTTGGTTTGATCCGGGATTTGGTTCAAAACTGTTGATTTATTACCATAGTACCATACTTCAAGCCTGCGTACAAAAGACCACCCTACTATAACAATAAGCCTGTTGGTATTGTTTTTTTCTTGTAAAACTTGTTCAATTGTAGTTCTTGTAATTCTATCGTTACTTGAACCTGCACTAGCAATGTTAACAAGAGGCAAGTTTAGTTGTTCAGCAAGTGTTGTAGCCCAGGGTATAGATATACCAGCCGCAGAATAACTATCACCATTGACAATAATTTTGTCGTAGTCAATTCCAGAAGTCATCTAAGATATCTCTCTTCGGCCTCCGCCGAGGTCCTTATCTTGAATGTATCGTGAAGGGTTCATGGCTTGTTCCTGTTCCCAAGTTTCTAAAACCACATGTCTGCATACATTTTGAAACCATCTATCCACAATCACATTTTCTGGCTCGTTGGGTTTCATTTGATAACCAGCACGTACTAAATTTGAAATAAACTTATCATTCCAATCTAGCTCAAATGCCCCTTGATGCAAGTTGTCTGGATCCAAATCAAAAGTGGTTATGGCCACATAGGGCTCGCCTTTTTCTGTTGCGATTTCTTTGTCAGATTTGATCACAGGAGGTGGAGCAGGTGGTGCTGCTGCTGGGGGTACAGCAGTTTGCGGTTTAGCTGTCTTTTTCTTCTTGGGCTTTAAAAAATTTAACCAACTCATAAAAGGTCCTTAAAATAAATCTATGTTTTCCCAAGGCAAATAATGTTTACCAAAATGTCCGTAGTTTGTGGTTTCACCATAGATTGGTCTAAACAAATCAAACCTATCAATGATGCCCTTGGGTGTAAGATCAACATTTTTAGTTATGTAGTCATACAACTCTTGATCGTTGCCATCGGGTGTGCGAATAGTAAAACTGGTTGGATCTGCTCTACCAATAGCATAGGAAATTTGAATCACTGCTTGAGTAGCACGACCACTGGCCACTATGTTTTTGGCTAGATAACGGGCCATGTACGCTGCACTTCTATCTATTTTAGTAGGATCTTTGCCACTAAATGCTCCGCCACCATGGGGCGCATATCCACCATAGGTATCAACAATGATTTTTCTGCCTGTGAGTCCTGTGTCACCATCTGGCCCACCTATTACAAATCTACCAGTGGGATTGATCAACAATTCAGTATCATCATCTACTAGATCTCCTAGTGCAGAAAAAATAACATTGCTTACAATATTTTTGACTACTTCAGGATCAACATCTTCTACATGCTGTGTACTACAAACCACTTTGGTGGCTCTTACTGGCACACCGTTGGAATATTCCAATGTTACTTGACTTTTGGCATCTGGGCCTAGTACAGACACAACTCCTTCTTTTCTCATCTGTGCTAATTGTTCAACAATTCTGTGACTATAATAAATTGCACTGGGCATCAATGAAGGAGTTTCTACTGTGGCATAACCAAACATCAAACCTTGATCACCTGCACCAAAGTTATCAGTGCCCAGAGCTATGTCAGCACTTTGTTCATGCATTAGATTAGTGATTTTTACAGTACGATAATCAAATCCTGGCTGCTCATAACCAATCCTACGAATAGTTGACCTAACAGTGTTCTCTACTTCATACGGATCCAACACACCTTTGTACTCGCCTGCTACAATCACCGTGTCTGTGGTAACAAGTGTTTCACATGCACAGCGTAAACGAGTATCTTGCTTGGCCATGAGTAGATCTAGAATAGCATCACTGATGGCGTCTGCTACTTTGTCTGGATGACCCTCACTTACTGATTCACTGGTAAACAAATAATTCACTCTACTCTCCCCCATTTTATTTTAAGCCATATCCTTTCATGTATGTAATAGTCTATGCTCAGCAAAATGTGTAATGTGGTCGCAAAGCCTGTAGCTGATCCCAAATTTCCTGTAAACAAATATGTCCAAAAAATTGTAAACAACCATGCAGTGATTCTGTAGGTTACCATTCTGGTAATAGTTCTTGTTCGCGTTTCGTTCATTAAGTTCCCCATTCATTTTTGAATAATGGCACTTGTAGTCTATCGCTGTAACGTAATCCATGTTTCATCGCAAGCTCTGCCACAGTACGATTGTTGAGTGTGTAAACACTTTCAACACCACCAACAGGCATTAGATACACGTTACCATCAAAACCTTCTTTTCTATACAATTCGATAACTTCCAGTGCTTCATCTACGTCATCGTTTGATGCAACCACAAACTTAAGATAGGTATGTCCTAGATCTTCATACTGTCTTATGATGTCAGGGCGAATTGCTTCTTCTCTTTTTTCTCCACTTACGCTAAGTTTTGGACTAACGCTGAATGTCAGATTATGATATCCATGTTTGTGTGTCCACTTTTCCAAGTACTTCTCAAAATCTTTAGAAATTTTTTGTGTGCCGTTGGTTTCAAATGTGATATCTTTTAATTTTTTAAACTTGCTGTGACTCAGTAAGTCAGGATAACTACGTTGCCACCCTAGCAGTGGCTCACCGCCTGTTATCACTAAGTGAACGCCTCGCCATTTATTGTTGGGCAGTAATTCCATAATTCTATCTGCGATAGCATCTACTGTTAACACAGGACTGAGATCTTTAAACCTTGGATCCCATGACGCATAACTGTCACAGCCGGTAGATACCAAGGGAAGTTCTTCGTATTTGCTGTATTTTGCAGGATCAACATTGTTGGCTTCACTACTGAGTTGTCCTCTTGGCATACCAAAGCCTGCACATTTAAAGTTGCATCCAAATGTGCGTAAGAAAATAGAAGGAACACCCATGTAGCGTCCTTCACCTTGTATACTATAAAATAATTCTGCCACTTTTATTTTCATGTCTGTCCTTTGCGTTGTGCGAGATACTGTTGCCATTGTACCCATCGATTACGAACCAAAAATCCCCATTCACGTTGTTTAGGTCCTGGCATGAACAAAGTCCAACATTCTACATCGGGTTTAAGTTCAATGCGATGAA